AGGAGTATATGCATTCACAGATGCTTCATCAGCACCATGGTTTGCACCAGCAGGACTTGTAAGAGGAGGAATCGGAGGAGTAATTCAAGCAGAAAGAAAATTAACTAAAGGCGATAGAGATGTTCTTTATTCAGCAAAAGTTAATCCAATTGCTACATTCCCAGGATCAGGTATATCAGTATTCGGACAAAAAACATTACAAACTAAAGCATCAGCATTAGATAGAGTTAATGTAAGACGTTTACTTATAGAACTTAAGAAGTTCATTGGTGACCAAGCAAGAAACTTAGTATTCGAACAAAACACTATAGCAACTAGAAATAAGTTCTTAGCGACGGTTAATCCATACCTAGAATCAGTAGTACAAAGACAAGGTCTTTATGCATACAGAGTTGTAATGGATGATACTAACAACACAGCAGATGTAGTTGACAGAAATCAATTAGTAGGTCAAATATTTATCCAACCAGCTAAAACAATTGAATTTGTTGTATTAGATTTCACAATCGAACCAACAGGAGCAACTTTTGGATAATATTTAGAAAAACAGATATTTATAATTAAATAAGTAAAAATAAAATGGCAGTATTAGATCCGAATGAAATAATGTTCAGAGCCTTCGAACCAATGGTTCAACACAGGTTCGTAATGTATATAGATAATATCCCAGCCTTCATGATTAAAAACGTGAAAGCTCCTAACTTCACAGATTCAGAGATCAAACTTGATCACATTAACTCTTACAGAAAAATAAGAGGAAAAAGAAACTGGGAGAATATGGATATGACTTTATACTCACCAATCACACCTTCAGGTGCTCAAGCAGTAATGGAATGGGCTCGTCTAGGATACGAATCAGTAACAGGTAGAGCTGGATATTCAGATTTCTATAAGAAAGATTTAACTTTAAACATTCTAGGTCCTGTAGGAGATATCGTAGGGGAGTGGATTATCAAAGGAGCTTTCTTAACAAAAGGAGATTTTGGACAATTTGACTGGACTTCTGCTGACGGAGTAGTAGAGATAGGAATTTCAATTGCAATGGATTATTGTGTATTAAATTACTAATAACATTCTCATAAAAATTAACAAGCCTGGCAGTAGCCGGGCTTTGTTGTTTTAAAAAAGTTTTAATCGTATATTTATATATAGAAACAGTTATTAACAAATAAAATTTATGGAACAAAAGCAAAAATTTCCTACCGAAATGGTGGAATTACCATCAAGAGGATTACTCTATCCTAAAGATTCTGCACTAGCAGAAGGTAAAATCGAGATGAAATACATGACAGCTCGTGAGGAAGATATTCTAACCAATCAAAATTATATTCAACAAGGAGTAGTTATTGATAAACTATTACAATCTCTTATTGTAACTTCAATTAATTACGGAGATCTTTTAGTAGGAGATAAGAATGCAATACTAATTGCTTCTCGTATTTTAGGGTACGGAAAAGATTATGAATTTGAATATAGAGGACAGAAAGAAGTAGTAGACCTTTCAGAAATAAAAAACAAAGAAATTGACTACACTCTATTAGAGAAAGGAAAAAATGAATTTACATTTACTACACCTTCTACAAATACAAATATTACTTTTAAAATCTTAACTCACGGAGATGAAAAAGCAATAGAGCAAGAAATAAAAGGATTAAAAAAAATCTACAAAGACTCTTCAGCAGAACTTACAACAAGATTAAAAAGAATGATTACCTCAGTAGAAGGAAGTCCAGAACCTAAAACAATTAGAGATTTTGTAGACAACTACCTACTTGCAAGAGATTCAAGAGCTTTAAGGGAGTATGTAAACAAAATACAGCCAGACGTTGATTTAAGATTCTTCCCGGAAGATGGACCAGACGGAGGGGTTGATATTCCTATTGGGGTTACATTTCTTTGGCCTGACGCCGGAGTATAGAGCAAGCCTTTTTAATCAACTTCACGATATAGTTTTTCACGGAAAAGGAGGGTATTCTTTTGAAACAGTTTACGAATTTCCAATATGGTTAAGAAAATTTATACACAGAAGTATGATTGAGTATTTTGAGAATGAAAATAAGCAAGCACAAAAACAATCAGGGCAAGGAAGTATACTACAAAATGGACACATCAAAGCACCAGACTACAGCACAAAAGCTTCTAGATAATAGAAGCTTTAGCTATTTATATAGAAATACCTAAGTTAAATGGCAACCTCAGACGAGTTAAAAAAAGCACAGGAACTAAATAAACTTCTAGAAGAAGATAACGAAAATTTAAGAAAGAGAAATAAACTTCAATCTGAAGGGTATGATATGTCTAGTTCTTTAGTAGAATCTTTAAAAGAAGTTTTAGGTATTAGAACTAGGCAAAATACGTTTGAGCAAGATATATTAAACACCAGTAAAGAAATTAATAAATCTATCCTCAATCAAAAATCAGGATTACAGGATTTACAGTCAACCAAAATTCAGATACGTAAAAATAATGATCTTATATCTAAAGCAAGCACACTACAGTTAGGTTTAGAAAAATCAATAGGTGAACAAGGAATAAAACGTTCACAAAATTACGTAGAAAGACTTTCATATCAAAAGCAGCTTGAAGATGCTATTGAAGAGGAAAATAAAAAATTACAAAAAGGAGACCTAGTAGCAGAAAAGCAACTACAAGCATCAAAAGACTATCTAGCAATAATAGAGGAGCAAAATTCAAAACAATTTGGAAGTTTAACGAATTTACAGAAGCAATATGCAATCTCTGTTCTAAATACTAAGGAACTACAGAAACAGACAGAAGAGAGGAAGAAGGATAAAGAAATGTTACTAAAACTTCAAGCCTCTATGGGTATTGCTGGAGCATTGGTAAAAACTCTAGGAACTATACCAGGACTTGGTGATGCAGCAGCTAAAGCATTTGAAGATGTAGAAAGAAAGTTAAAAGCAGATGCAGAGGCAACAGGAAAAGTAGCAAGTAGATGGAAGACCTTTGGAATGCTTGCAGCAGAGACGAGCAAACACCTAGGACAAGCACTTACAGATCCAGCCGTAATACTTACTTCGATATTTACCACATACCTAGACATTAATAAAGCGTCTGTAGAACTCTCACACCTAACAGGGCAAAATGCAGTAAAGTTTGAAAATATAGGACTCAACGCTGCTTCACTTAAAGATTCATTAGAGATAATGGCAGAGCTTACCAAGCGAACTGGTATGAATGCTCAAAATATCTTCTCAAGTAAAGTAATAGGGCAAGCAGCAGCTTTAAAAACCACAATGGGCCTTACAGCAGATGAAGCTGGAGGATTAGCTATAATGTCACAGACTACAGGTAAAAACGTAGATGATATAGTAGAGAGTGTAGTAGCAACTACCTCAGCATTTAATGGAGCAAATAGAGCAGCAGTAAGCCAAGGAGCAGTACTGAGAGAGGTAGCAAATACCTCTGATTCAATAAAACTTTCATTAGGAAATAACGACGTAGCACTAACAAAAGCCGCAGCAGCAGCTACAAGACTTGGACTATCTTTACAAGAGGTAGACAATATTGCATCGTCATTAACAGATTTTCAATCTTCTATTTCAAATGAATTAGAAGCAGAGTTATTAATAGGTAAAGATCTTAATTTAGAAAAAGCTAGAGAACTTGCTTTAAACAATGACTTAGAAGGAGTATCAAAAGAATTATTTAAAAACTCATCTGACATTGCCGAATTCAGTAAGATGAATAGAATACAGCAAGAATCTTATGCAAAAGCTTTAGGAATGACTAAAGATCAGTTAGCTAAGATGGCTTATAATAAAGGGCTCGAAGCACATATGACCGAAGAGCAGGCAGCTGCCGCAGCAGGAGTCAATGCAGAGGATATGAAAAGAGTTGCAATGCAAGAGAACTTTGCCAAAGCATTAGAGAAAATATCAGGAGCATTAGCACCTATATTAGATATTGTAGGAGATATACTGAGTATGCCTTTTGCACCATATATACTAATGGCCGGATTTGCAGTAACAAAACTAGGAGGAAGCCTAACAGGAGTATCTAAGGGATTCGGAGGAATGTACAAAGCAGGTAAAGATGCTGTTCTAGGAGTAGCAGATTTATTTAAAAAAGGAGGACTAACAACAGCCATAAGTAAACTAAAAGGAGCTTTTGGAGAAGGCACAGGAGACATGGTTAAGTCTAAATCAGGTAAACTATTTAGCAAAGACTCCCCTCAAGGAAAAATGATTACCAACCTTTCAGGAAAAGCTGACAAAGCCGGAGATGTAGCCACTGACGCTAAGGAACAAGTAGGAAGCAAAAGTAAAGGCGGTTTTAAAGATGCTATGAGAGATGTTGCAGGTGGGTTAAAAGCCATGGGAGCAAAAGGAGTATTACAAGGTGTAGTGAATTTAGCATTAGCAGGACCTGCTCTAGTAGTAGCCGTAGCATCTATACCATTCCTACTTACAGTATCAGCAATAGGCAAAGCAGCCGGAGTAGGACTAAGAGGACTAGCCTCAGGATTATCAGCATTAGGAAAAGCAGGCACAACCGGCTTCATCGGAGTAGGCCTTATAGCAGCTTTAGGAGTTGCAATGATACCATTCGGATATGCATTAGGATTAGCAGCACCAGCAATAGAAGCTTTTGGGACAGTACTCCTATCAGTATTCCAAGGACTAGGAGTATTAATTACAGCAGCGGCAGATGGATTTGTAACACTTATGGGAGCAGTAACAATGGAAAATATAGGTCCAATGCTACTTCTAGGACCAGCACTATTTGGAATCGCAGCAGGACTTGCAGCAATAGCAATAGCAGGGCCAATGGCAATACCTGCCTTACTGGCCGTAACAGGTCTAGCAGTAGTAGCAGGTGGAGTTGCAACAATTTTTGGAGCAGGAGAAAGCAAATCAGCAGGAGAAGCTAAAGGAAAAGGAGAAGAAGGATCACTTGCAGCAGTGGAAGCAAAACTAGCAGAACTTATAACGGCAGTTAAAGCAGGAGGAAACGTTTACATGGATTCAAATAAAGTAGGTAAGGCATCAGTTCTAGGAACTTACAAATCATAACAAACAAGCTATTTATAATAAATTAAAAAACAATCAATATGGGACTATTAGATTTACTACCAACATCTAACTTAGGATTAGACGGAGCAACTCCAACAGTAATACCGAGTGCTAATCCAGCATCAACATTACATTTTCAATCATCAATTAACGATACTCCAAATATCGACCAAAGCCCTTCTGCATTAGACATAAACGGCATCAAACCAACTATCTCTCCTACAGGACAGCAACTTCCTTATTTAGATCATTTACCAGGTTAATAAAACACTAAATGGCAAGCGGACTAATTACAAAGAACACAGACCTTAAAAGTCTGAAGTATGGCTCTATGCCTCTTGGAAGCGATAAACCTTATGTGACTAAAAACATAGGACAGTCACCGGGAAGTCAAATAGGGTCAGAAATTACACATCGCATTGACGATGTTTCTCGTATTGCCCAAATGCTGGTAGGGAGACCAGGTATAAAATACTTACTACATGAAGCTGAACTTCAACAAATTGGAGTAGGTCAAAGAATTAAAAAAGCACAGCAGGGAGGAAAATCTTTAGTTGGAGCAGTTTTAGGTCAACTAGGAAACACGGCTATTAATACCCTTAAGATTGCTGGCTCAACTCTAGCACAAGTTCCTGTAAATGGAACAGGTACACACTTTCTAAAAGGATTTAGAACCGACACTTATTTACAACCCTCAGGAGGAAATAATAGATCTGCCTTTGCTCAATTTTTTGGAGCAGGAGGATTAGAGGGAGCACCTTTAGCTTTAGAAGGAAAGCCTATAACCGGAGTTGCAAAAGAAACAAATTTCGGAACTGAAAAAAATGGTAATTTTACAGTAGATTCAAAAATTAGCAAAGAGTACGGTTACGATAGTAAAGTATTTAATGGTAAGGAGTTAAAAGATTACGATGAGATACAGAATAGAGAGATCCCAGCAGATAAATACCTGGGTAAGTTTTCTTCAAAATTAGGAAAACCTATTACAATCGACACCGGTTCAATTGCACCAAAAGACCCTCTTGTTAAAACAAAATTACAGCAATCAAAAGCAGGTGATAAGCAAGTAGGTACAATAGGTGTTTTAGAAGCAGGAGCCCCACCGGCATTAGGAGGAAGTACACTTATATATGATTACAAGAATACATTAACAGGTACTACTGCAGAAGATGCAAGTATACACGCTCAAGCCGGAGCACCTATTAAAGTAATTCCTTCAGGAAGTACTCAGAGAGATACAACAGTAGCAGCTGGTGACCCCAACTCTCTAGTAAGGGGTATTTCTAACTTAGATGTCTCTCCTTCCACTTTAGGGGATAATGGAAACACTCCACTAAGTAAAATATATACAAATACTCAAACCGGAAGCTATACAGGATTTACTTCAGAGACTAATATTAATGCCGCAGTAACAGGTTCCAACATAGGTACAGGCGGTACAGTGCCTAAGAATGAAATACAGTATAAGTACGGTTCAATTGAGAAAGCAAATCAAGCAGCAGAAAAAAACAATAGATCTCAACCTAATGAAGAATTAGGAAAAGAGTATACAGATAGTTCTACCTATTCTCAAGAACAGGCCAAAAGGTTAATCGGAAATTCTACAAAACGTACACAAAAAGAATCAAGAGTAGGATTAGGAGATCAAGGAAAAACTACCAAAGCTACTGTTGATTACTGGACACCTGCAAGATCAGATGAAAGAGATCAAGTAAATATGCTTGATGTAGGAGACAGACAAGATGCAGCACAAGGTGCAAGAGATTTAGCTAAATTCTATTTTGAAATAATAACACCAGACGAATCTAAGTTCTTATACTTCAGAGCACATATAAAAAGTATAGATGACAGCTTTAATGCAGATTGGCAAGCACATAAGTACGTAGGTAGAGCAGAAAACTTCTATACTTACGGAGGATTTGACAGAGATATAAACGTATCATTTACAATTGCAGCAGCAACAAGGTCTGAAATGCGACCGCTATACAGAAAAATAGTATACTTAGCATCAGCTACAGCACCAACTTATGGTACATCAGGATTAATGAGAGGAACGCTTGCTAGATTGACAGTTGGTTCGTATCTTGATCAAATACCGGGAGTAATTACCTCAGTAAAGTTTAATATAGATAATAACGTGCCTTGGGAGATAGCAATGGGACAACCAGAAGGAGTAGAGAATGATGTACAGGTATTACCGATGGTAATGGAATGTAGTATTTCATTTAAACCAATTCATGATTTTGCACCACAAACAGGACTGTACCATTACTTTACAAATTCACACGAAGGTGTTAAGTTTTTTTAATTAAGAGAAGAGTAAGAAATGGCAAACAGATATAGAGACATACAGCACTCAACAACTTCAGATGGAGTAGAGTATATAAACAACCCTATATACCCGGAAATCCCTTTGTCTGATCAGGACTACTACGTGATCTCTACAGGAGGTGACAGGTATGATACTCTTGCACAACAGTTCTATAGCGACCATACTTTGTGGTGGATTATTGCAATGGCAAATACTTCGGAAAGAGCATCTCTAATTGTGGAACCAGGAGTACAGTTAAGAATTCCAGCAAATAAAGAAAACATATTGCAGTTATATAGAAGTATAAATAAATCAAGGTAATGGCAGGAAGCAATCATGGCGCACCGGTCAAAAAGTCGGTTGCTACTCAACTAGCACAAAGAAAAGCAATCATAGAAAAACAAACAGGTAGAACACCTGATGACTTGTTATATATGAATTCCAAAACTGGTTGGATAAAATTACAATCATCAGTAAACACATTATCGGATAGTGAAATTTCTTCTCTAATATCGGGAACTGATCCTAAAGAAATCAAAGGAAGCAATAAGTTAGCAGGATATAATGTACTATTAGGGGGACTTCTTAGACCAGATAGAGGCTTGAGACAGGGAATAGATCTTACAGGAGGGTATAACGAAAACGCAGCTTATAATAATAGAAAAGAAACTACAGGGATAAGACCTATGCCAGGGATTACTTCTATGACTGTTAAGTCAAAAAATACATACGGAACTTTAAGAGAGGCAGAAGTAAAATTCTCAGTCTGGACCTTAGAAGATTTCGAAATAATGGAAACAATCTATCTAAGACCGGGATTTTCAGTACTACTTGAATGGGGACATTCAATGTATATTGACAATAGTGGAAAACTTAATAAAGATATTGAAACAATCGGAAATCGCTACTACGTAAACGGTATTACAATGAAGCAAATATTAAACGATATTGCAACATTGAGAGAATCTACCAGTAATAATTACGAAGCAATGATTGGTTATATTCAAAACTTTTCATGGAACTATACTCCCAATGGAGGGTATGAATGTAGTGTGAGTATTATTTCAACAGGAGAAATATTAGAATCTTTACAGATGCGTTTTGATCCACGACTTAGAGTAAATGATAAAACTAAATTTGATGATCCAACCTCAGACGAGGGTAAGGAACAATTAAAAAGTATATACCATTACATTATACAGAAAGTAAGTAAGGTC